GGAGCGCGCGCAGCAGGGCATCGCCGTCAATACGATGGGGCGTCCGGAGGATCGCGAGCGCGAAATCTACGAGATCTACTGCGAACTCGACATCAAGGGGTTCGAATACAAGCACAATGGCAAGGACAGTGGTCTTGCCGTGCCGTATGTGGTGACAATCGACACCTCCTCGCGCGAGATCTTGTCCGTGGTGCGCAATTACGGCGAGGACGACTCGCCACTGCCGATTGCGCGCAAGCGGTTCGTGAAATACCCGTTCGTTCCAGGACTCGGGTTCTACAGCGTGGGCCTCGTCCACATCCTCGGCAACACCACGAATGCGGTCACTGCGGCGTGGCGCGAGATGCTCGACTGCGGCATGTTCGCGAACTTCCCAGGGTTCCTGCAGGCAGACAACGGCGGCCGGCAGAACACCAACATTTTCCGCGTGCCTCCAGGTGGCGGCGCACAGATCAAGACCAACGGGCAGCCGATCAAAGACGCGGTGATGCCGTTGCCGTACTCGACGCAGGGCATGGCGGCCCTGATGCAACTGGTCGAGAACATGGCCGAGACCGGGCGCCGCATCGGCGGCACGGCGGAAGTTCAGGTCGGTGAGGGACGAGCCGACGTGCCGGTAGGCACCGTCATGGCGATGATCGACCAGGCCATCAAGGTCATGAACGCCGTCCACAAGCGCATGCACTCGGCGCAGGCGGAAGAGTTCCAGCTGCTGAAGCAACTGTTCAAGGAAGACCCGGAATCGTTTTTCCAGCGCGGCTGCAAGTCAAAGACCGCATGGGACAAGCAGAAATTCCTGATGGCGCTGAACAACTGCGACCTGGTGCCGCAGGCCGATCCGAACACGTCTTCCGCCGGCCAGCGCATGCTGAAAATCATGGGCCTGATGCAGCTTCAGACAGCGGCGCCGACCCTATACGACCCGATCAAGATCCACACGGCCGCGCTCGCTGCCATGGGCTGGGCAAATCCAGAGGAATTCTTCGTGCCGCCGGCCGCTCGCGCCGCGCCGCCTCCGCAGCTCCAGCAGATGCAGCAGGAGATGGCCGACAAGACGAAGGTAGCGAATGCGAAGGTGGTCGAGGCCCAGGCACGCGCGACCGAGGCAGAAGCCAAGCGCGACGAGGCCACGGCAAAGATCGCGACCGGGCACTTCGAACCGAAGAAGGAAGGCGAGAAGGCTGCGCCGGAACAGGAGTCGACGCTGGATGCGGTCACCGCCCACGCGAGACTCATGGATGCGCAGACCAAGCGGCAGGAGGTCGGGCTGAAAGCACGCGAACTCGTCGTGAACGACCAGAATCGCGACCAGGACCGCGAAGCCCGGCAGGAAGACGCAGCGATCGGACTGGCGAAAGAAGTCATTCAGGAGCCGAAAGACGCCTCAAGCGCCGGCAGGCGCGCGATCGGCATCATGGGCCAGATCAGCAAGTGGATCGGGAGACAGGAATGAGGGTACGCGTCGCTCGCATAGTCGCTGAGGCCCCGCATCGGGACTACTTTGCAGTGCAGAAGTGGAAGCCGAAATCTCTGTCGCTTGATGACCCGTGGCAGGAGGTCAAGCATTTCCAGACGGATCAATACCCACTGGCGTGCGAATATGCCGCGACGCTGAGTGGAAGGAACGAATCCGTGATCGCATGCGCGGTTTTCGAAGACGGCGCTCAAATCCCGCTGCGCCCAGAAAATTGCGCCCCCGCATCCGCCGACGTACACTCGGCGCAACCGACCGTGTGAGGCAGCCATGAGCACCATGTCCGAAGAGGCCCGTTCCAAGGCCAAGTCCAAGGCCGAGCGACTCGTGCGCGCGGACCCTCAGGCGCGCGTCGATGCCAGTGGATACGTGCCTGATGGCGCGATGAACGCGGACGTCCAGACTGGCCCGCGCGTGATCTCGCGCCGGCAGTATGCGAGCGGCGGCGTGGTCGGAAACGCGGGCGCGCCTCGAGCGGATCGGACGCCGCGGGCATCCGGCGGGCGTGCTCTGACGGCGGATTCGTTGGTCAACACCAATGTGAAGGAAGCCAACAAAGAGCGCGCCGGCATCAAGCTCGACGGCGGCATGAAGAAGGGTGGCCGCGCGGCAAAGATGGCCGGTGGCGCGCTCAGCCCGCAGCAGCGCATGGCGCTGGGACAGCGCGCGACGATCCCAGCCGGGCGCCCGATGCGGGCGGATGGCGGCCACGTCTCCGGATGCGAGTGCGCGAAGTGCGGTGGTGGGCGCGTCAAACGCGCCCGCGGCGGCCCGGCGATCAACGAGGGCACGCGCCCGGTGGCTGGACGCATGGCGCGCAAGTCCGGCGGTCGGACGAAGAAGGGAACGACCGTCAACATCAACATCGTGCAGGCGCCTCCGCGCACGGCGCCTCCGATGGGCATGCGGCCGCCTGGCGCGCCTCCGGGCGGCCCAGTCGGCATGTCGCAGGGCATGCCTCCGCAGGGCACCGTCATGCCGCCTCCGGGTGCCCCAGGCATTCCCCCGGCAGCTCCGCTGATGCCACGCGCGACTGGCGGCCGGACCCTGAATCCTGCCGGCGGTCGGCGGCTGGAGAAGAACGACGGCCACACTGCGAAGCCGGGCACGTACCCGATCGAATCCGGCGGCGGCGGCGGTCTCGCTCGACTGGATAAGGCTGCACGCGCCGCGCGCGCATGACGCGGTTCGAACACGAACTGCGCAAGCGCATTGCACAGGAAGTCGAGCGTTTGACCGGAGATCTGGCGGCCGGAATGGCCGTAAAGAGCTACGATCAGTACCAGAACTACGTGGGGCGCATCAAGGCACTCATGCAGGTAGCAGAAGAGTTCTGCGCCGAAGTCGAAACAAAACTCAACGAGGACTGAATCATGCCGGCAGCGGCAATCAAACAACGATCAGCACCAGCGCCAGGTTCCAAGGAAGAAATTCTGGAAAATCTTGGCGATCTCTCTGGAATCGAGATCGCTCAGAACGAGATTCTTTTGGCGATCTACCGGCGCCCCAGCAAGACTGCTGGCGGGATTCACCTCACGCAGACCACCCTGAAGGAGGACATCTATCAGGGGAAGGTTGGTCTGGTCGTGAAGATCGGCTCGGCGTGCAATTTCATGCAGGAAAATCCGTACGACGGCATGAAGTTCAGTCTCGACGTCAAACTCCATGACTGGGTTGTCGTGAGGCCGTCCGACACCTGGCCGATCGATGTCAATGGCAACGCCGATGGCCTGCTGATCGAGGACTTCGTGCCATGCAGGCTCGTTCGGGACAAGCACATTCGGCTCCGCATCTCCAACCCTCTCGTGATCTGGTGATCTATGGCGAATGAACCCGAAGAAGTCACCCTCGACGTCGACGCGCTTGACGCAGCCGCTGCCGGAAAGGTCGCGAATGGCGCTGATACTGGCGCCGCCGTCGTTGTCGATCCAGAAGTCGCTGCGGCGACGGCCGGCAAAGAGGTCGTCACACCAGACGCCGGCATCGAGAAGCTGCAGAAGCAACTCAAGGCCGAGCGCGAAGCGCGTCTGGTCGCCGAGCGGAACGCCCGCGAAGCGGCCGAAGGCGAAGCGGCTGCGCGCTCAGCCGTGCAGACGAGCCAGCTCGACCAGATCAAGGGCGCAATTGCCCAGGTCAGCCAGGCGAACGATGCGCTGGAGGATCAGTACGCTGATCTGATGGCGTCCGGTGATTTCAGGGGCGCCGCGAAGGTGCAGCGCCAGATGGGAGACAACTCCGCGCGGCTCGCGCAGCTTGAGGCCGGTAAGACGGCACTCGAGCGCGCCCCGAAGGCGACGCCAAGGGCGCCGACCGACCCGATCGAGAAGTATGTCAGCACCATGGGGAAGGAGTATCCGCGCAGCATTCAGTGGGTGCGCGATCACCCGGAATTCGTGCTGGATCCGCACAAAGAGCAGCAGATGCTCGCGGCCCATCAGCTGGCGATGGCGCGCGGTTACAAGCCAGACACCGACGACTATTTCAAATCGATCGAGAAAACGCTCGATCTGACAGCGGCGCCCACGGTCGTACCGCCGCATGCGGACGATCCGGATCCGATGGCGGACGCCGCCGCATCGACGCCGACCGGCGGTCGCGGGGCGTCTCCGTCAGCAGCTCCGGTGAGCCGCAGCGGCAATGGGACCGGGAGCCGCGCGAACACCATCAAGCTCAGCGCGGCCGAGGTCGAAATGGCCCAGAACATGGGAATGTCGGTCGAGGAATACGCGAAGAACAAGGTCGCGCTCAAGAAAGAGGGCAAGCTGTCGTGACAACCGAAACAGAAGTTCCGAATCGCCGCAGCGGGCCGCACGCTCCTCTGCCGGCGCCGTCCGCTGCAGGCGACCCTGTGACTCTTCCTTCGAAAGAGGGAATTGCGTCTGCAACGGCGGTGTCGGCGAGGGCGATCGAGGACGATCCGCGCGCCCGCGCCGCGCGCCGCGCCGCTGAACTGCGCGACCATCTCGGTGGGATGGAGCAGAGCACCGACAAGTACTACATTCCGCCGCACATCATTCCGGATGGCTGGTCGTACGAGTGGAAGGCGTACGAGGTGCTCGGCAAGCGCAATCCATCGTACGAAGTGCAACTCGCTCACCGCGGCTGGGAGCCGGTGCCACGCACTCGGCACCCCGAGATGATGCCGGACAGCGACCAGGGCGAGACGATCACCCGTGACGGCCAGATCCTCATGGAGCGCCCGAAGGAGATCACCGACGAGGTCGTGGCTGCCGACAAGAGGCGCGCGCGCGATCAGGTGCGTCAGAAGGAGACGCAGTTGGGAGCTGCTCCGGACGGCCATTTCCAGCGCGCCAACAAGGATCAGCCGATGGCGAGCGTCAAGAAGTCGTTCGAGTCAATCCCAATTCCGGAGTAACGAGCATGGCCGCAATTGTTCCAAGCGTCGCTCGGATGGTGCATTTCCATCCATCGAGCACTTCCGCGCATCCGCACTTCGAACCGAACGCCGTGTGCGCAGCGATCATCGCGAAGGTCAATGAGGACGGCACTCTCAACCTGGCGGTCTTCGACGGCAACGGCGCGAGCCATACAAGGACCGGAGTGAAGCTGGTTCAGGCAGGCGAAGACGCGCCCGAGGGCGGCAACTACGCCGAATGGATGCCGTACCAGAAGTCGGTGGCCTCCGGCACGACGGAGCCGGTCAAGCACGCAACTCCGACGCCGACCAAGTAAACCAACCCCCGCCGGCACGTGACACCATACACGTGCGGCCCTGAACCCGGCCTCGTGCCGGGTTTTTTTCGACCGAAGTTTGACATTCAGAAAATCCTGTGAGATAACTTCGCGCCATGGACGGCTAGGCGCTGTCCTTGATTACAAGATTTTCGGTCTTCGATAGCTCCGGTAGCCATGCGATGACCTCCAGCAGGAGTGTCTTTGCATGGCCAACACGAACGCCCCATTCGGCTTCACGCAGCGCCAGGGTACGGGTTCCGCTCCTACCTACGAGCAGACAACCTTCGGCATCGACTACAACGCCGCCGTGATCTATTACGGTGACCCGGTCGTTCGCGTCGGCACTGGCGATGGCACGATCAAGCAGGCCGCAGGCTCCGCTGGCGGCAGCACGGTCACGATGGCCGGCGTCTTCTACGGCTGCAAGTACCTCTCGACCTCGCAGAAGCGCACGGTCTGGAACAACTACTGGCCCGGCTCCGACGTCACCGTCGGCAACCAGTCCACCATCGAAGCCTATGTGGTCAACGATCCGGCGGCGCAGTTCCTCGTGCAGTCCGATTCGACTGGCGTGGCGCTGGCCGATGTCGGAGCCAACAACGACTTCAATATCGGCGCGGGCACCGCGTCCAACGGGCTGTCCGGCGCCTTCCTGATCCACGGTGGCGCGACGGGAGCGGCGTACCCGTTCCGCCTCATCGGACTCGTGACGAATCCGCCAGGTGCTCCTGGTACCGCATCCGGGGCGTACAACTACGCGGTCGTGGCGTTCAACAACGTCGAGACCAAGAACGCTACGGCGATCAACACGTAAGGTCAGGAGCAAACGTAAATGGCCATCAATCTTGCCGTCATCAAAGACCTGCTCCTGCCCGGCCTTCGCGGGATCACGGGCAAGTACGAGCAGATCCCGTCGCAGTACGACAAGGTCTTCACCAAGTTCAACTCGAAGCTCGCCCTCGAGCGCACGGCCGAAATGCGCTACCTCGGGCTGGCGCAGCTGAAGACCGAAGGCGGTCAGACGCAGTTCGACAACAACTCCGGTGAGCGCTACGTCTACAACCAGGAGCACGTCGAGATTGCCCTGGGATATGCGATCACCCGCAAGGCGATCGACGACAACCTGTACAAGACCCAGTTCCACCCGTCGAACCTCGGCCTGATGGAGTCGTTCCACCAGACGATGGAGATCTACGCGGCGAACGTGCTGAACTCGGCGACGACCTATAACGCGGCGGTCGGCGGCGACGGCGTGGCGCTCTGCGCCACGACGCACCCGATCGACGGCGGCACGATTGCCAACACGCCGACGACGCAGGTCGATCTGAACGAGGCAACGCTGCTGAACGCGATGGTCGCGATCCGCACGAACTTCCGCGACCAGGCGAACCTGAAGATGTTCGCCCGCGGACGCAAGCTGGTCGTGCCGCCGCAGCAAGAGCCAGTGGCCATCCGCCTGACGAAGACGGAGCTGCGTCCTGGAACGGCGGACAACGACGTGAACGCGATCCTGTCGACGGCCGGAGGTATCCCAGAGGGCTACATGGTCATGGACTTCCTGACCTCGTCCTTCGCGTGGTTCCTGCTGACCAACATTTCGGGACTGGCGTTCATGGACCGCATTCCGTTCGAAACCGACATGCAGGTCGACTTCGTGACGGACAACCTGCTCGTCAAGGGGTACCAGCGGTACAGCTTCAACTACTACAACTGGCGTGCCATCTGGGGCGCGTTCCCAACGTCGTAATCGAGGACTGAGCAATGTCCGACATCAACGGCGGCCAATACCCGAACCCGAACGGCAGCCCGATTTTTCCGGGCACGCTGTTCACGGGTCCGCTTCTGGCCGGGAACATTTTCCATTCTGATGGATCTGGCACGCTCGCAGGTCTAGGAGAGCAGGCCAGCGGGACGGCGAACGTCGGCTACTGCCAGATGATCCAGACGCAGGCCGGTGTGAACAACACCGCGACCACGTTCGCGACGAACATCGTCATCCCTGCGCAGAGCCAGATCACCGACATCTATCTGATGGTGACGACGGTCGATGCGACGCACACGGTCGGCGTCGGCATCGTCGGCGGCAGCGCGACGTACTTCACCAATGCTGGCGCGGGCTCACTAGCGGCGCTTGGGCAGCTGAACTCGACGCTTCTGCCAACGACTGCCGGCCAGATCGGCAACTGGGACAACGTCGGGAATACCGACGTGCAAATTCTGCTGACGTTCAGCGGCACGGGCGCATTTGTTGGTACACTGACCGTGTTTTACGTTCAGGGCATCAACAACGCCTCGTAAGGAGCCATGCAATGAAGGGTCGCAAACATCGTGAAACCGGCGGCGCCAACGAGGCCGAAGAGGACGTGAAGACGAAGCCGGAAAATCGTACGGATACCGGGGACAAGAAGCAGCCGATTCGTGACGAAGCCGAGGCTCTGAAGAAGGGCGGTCGGGCGAAGCGCAAGAGCGGCGGTCGCACCGGGTTCGGACCGGAGCACCAGGCCACCGTACCGGGCAAGAAGGGCGGCGAGCACGCCGGCCGCAAGCCGCGCAAGAGCGGCGGCCGCACCGGATCGGATTCCGCGCCATTCACGAGCGCGCGCAAGGGCACCGATGCCCCCGGCCGCAAGCTGATGAAGGACGAGCAGGACGTCTCGGCCGGAGAGGACTGAACCGAAGCGTAGGGCGGCCGTGGCCCATGGCTATATGATTACGGGGCCTCAGCGCCCCGTTTTCATTTCTGGAGTAAGAACATGCGCCCCATTGTCGTCACCGTAGGCCCTCTGGCAGCCGCGTCTGCCAACAACATAGCGCTGTCGCAGACCCCAGGCGCTGCCGGCCCCTTGACGCTTAACGGCGCCCTGGCGGTCAATGGCATCGCCACGCTCGACAATGCCCGTCGGGTGCTCATCACGACGGCCGACACGACGCACACCTTCACCGTCACCGGCACCACGCCGACCGGGTCGGTGATCACCGAAGTCGTCGGGCCTATCACCGGGTCGGCCTACACGGTGCAGGACTTCAAGACCGTGACCTCGGTCGTTATCAACGGCGGCGCGACGGCAGCAGTCACGGTAGGCACGAACGGTATCGCGTCTTCACCCTGGGTGCGGTTCGATGAGTACGCGTCTGGCTCAGCGACGGTCGGCACCGACATTTCTGGAACTGTGAACTATACCGTCCAGCAGTCGATGGACGACCCGAACAGCCCGACGAATCCAGTGCTGCCGGCGAACATGACGTGGCTTAATTGCCCCGACGCAACCCTGGTTGGGGCCAGCACGGCTATCTATAGCGTGGCATACACTCTCGTTCCGATATTCGCCCGTGTTGTGCTAAACAGCGGTGCCGGGAGCGTCACAGCAACCTTCATGCAGACCGGCGTAGCGCCGTACTAACCAGCAATGAGCTGCCCCGGCTCAGTCGTCGCGTTCGAAACCTCAAGCGGGCAGGTAGCCGTTGGCGAAGTTACGGCCACCGTTGTCGAGATCGCGACTCCTGGACCGCAGGGCATTCCTGGGCCAGCCGGTTCAGCTGCCTACACGACGCCGACCACCGTGGCCGCATTGCCGGTGTCTCCGCAGGGGTATCGAGCTTTCGTGACTGACGCTACGACCACGACATTTGGGGCAGCTCCGGTGGGCGGCGGCACGAATGCGGTGCCGGTGTATTTCGACGGAGTCATCTGGAGGATCGGATGAGCTCGTCATTCCAGAGTCCGCTGAATACCTCTGGGACATACTCCTTCGCGCCGTCGATGGGCGAGGCAGTCCTGTACGCCTATGGACTCTGCGGTATCCGCCGAACCGCCCTGACGCAGTCGCACTTCGAAGACGCGCGGATCGCAACGAACATGCTGATGGCGCGCTGGAGCGCGGACGGCGTCAATCTCTGGCAGGTCGATCTGCAATGCATCTCGCTCGTGCAGGGAACGGCGACTTACGCTGTTCCATACAACACCATCGTGATGCTCGACGGCTACTACACGATCAATAGCGGAAATCAGGAAATTGATCGGATCATGACTCCGATCAGCCGCACCGAGTACGCGAACTATTCGAACAAGAGCCAGCAGGGCGCGCCGACGGTCTTCTGGTTTGATCGGCTGCTGTCGCCCACAGTCACCCTGTGGCCCACACCGAACGGCCAGCAGGCGCAGTTCAAGTACTACCGACTGCGCCAGACGCAGGATTCCAACCTGCAGGGCGGCCAGAACGTCGAGGTGCCGGTGTACTTCCTCGAGCCATACGTATTCGGGCTTGCGACGCGGCTTGCAGGCGTATGGGCTCCTGATAGAGCGCCAAGCCTGAAGGTGATGGCTGACGAGGCATGGGATGTGGCCACGAAGCAGAACCGCGAAAGCGGGAACGTGTACATCACGCCGATGATCAGCGGGTACTACAGGTGAACGGAAACAACATTTTTTACGTCTACGAACACTGGCGCCCTGATACCGGAAGATGTTTCTATGTCGGGAAGGGAAGAGATCGCCGTGCGTGGGATATGAAGAACGACAGGAATGTTCACCATATGTCCGTTGTCTCTCTCTTGTTGTCCTCAGGGCTATCAGTGGACGTTCGCATAGTGGTGAAAGACCTTTCTTGCGAGACGGCAATGGCGCTGGAGAAAGATCGCATCGCATTGTACGGAATAGAGAACCTCACTAACATGAATCGAGGTGGGGGAGGGGTTCTGAGACATTCCCCTGAAGCTCTCGCGAAGATCTCAGCAGCAAGTAAAGGCAGACGCGCGCGCCTTGGATTCAAAGCAAGTCCGGAAACAAAGGCGCGACTGCGCGAACTTGGAATAGCATCACTTGAGATATTCAAGAGGCATTCGTCGCTTGGGCCAAAGGCGGTTTCAAAAAAGGTCATATGCTTAGACGATGGAATGGAATTCGAAAGCGCGAGTGCTGCTGCTAGGCACTATGGCTTGAAACACGGAAATTCGATAACCGAAGTCTGCCTCAAAAAAAAATACCGTTGTCGTGCCGCAGGACGCAGATTCAAATATAAGGATGCTGCGTAAATGGCTTATGCAAGCAGAAGCGGTCGCGCTAGGGTTTCCGCAAGAAACCCCCAGGCATTTGCGGTTTGTGATAGATGTTCTCTCTGGTATAACCGCGTGAACCTCACCTTCCAGCACGACTGGCGCGGAACCTCGATCCAGAACCTGTGGATCCTGGTCTGCGACCGCTGTCTCGACACGCCACAAGCCCAGTTGCGCGCCATTCAACTCCCTGCAGACCCTGTGCCAGTGTGGCAGCCGCG